CAAGGCGAAACTGGTGACCTTACCCAACCATCAACGGCGGGTGACGGTATTTTTGGTATTCAAGATTTGCTTTTCCTTGAGAACCGCGACCGCCAATACGAAGAAGACATCTATGAGCTTCGTGGTCATTATAACATCGCAGAGAACGACTTCTCGAACACACAGTTTGGTATGATGATTGAAACCGACAACCTATACATCACCTTCCACATCAACGATATGGTAGAGCGTATGGGCCGTAGAATCATAGCTGGTGATGTGCTTGAGATTGCACACCTTGTAGATTTTTGGGCACTGAACGATACCGTCCCTGTCGCACTAAAGAAGTTCTATGTGGTAACTGATGCGAACCGTGCTGGTGATGGATACAGCCCCACATGGTGGCCTCACCTATGGAGAGTGAAAGTCAAACCAATGACCGATTCGCAAGAGTATGCAGATATTCTTGATGATTTGGTTACGGGCACAGACGATGGTAATGGTGATAGCCAACCGTTGCGTGACTTACTCAGCACATACAACCAAGAGATTGCAAACAACGCGGCTGTTATTGCTGCTGCTGAAGCCGAGGTGCCCAAGAGCGGTTACGACACATCACAGTATTACGTGATGGACAGTGACGCAGAGGGTAATCCCGGCGAGCCAGAAGATTACACAGACCCAGACGGCAACGCACAAACAACAGATACCCCACAAGCCAACGGATGGACAGACGGTTATCTTACCGGTGATGGTCTTGCACCTAATGGTCACCCAGTCACGAGTGGAACAGCGTTTCCAACAAGTGGTTCTGTCGAGGGAGAATACTTCTTGCGTCTTGACTTCCTACCAAACAGATTGTTCCGTTATAACGGCACACGTTGGGTCAAGATTGAAAACGTTGAACGCACATCACTGACACCGGGTATGGGACAGACACAAAAAGATACGTTTGTCAATAACACAAACACAACAATCGGTGACGACAACGTTGTGTTAGACGAGCGCGTGGCATTGAGCAAGGCTCTGACACCGTTGGAGGACAACTAAACCATGTTATTGAATGAAATGTTCCTGAACGAATACAAGACCGATGAGCTTGATTTGTATGGAAGGAAAAACCTATTAGTATATAAGGTTGCTTCTCTGCATAATCTTACACAGTTGGTAGAAAACATTGGTGACCTTCGAGGTTGCACGGTTGGGAAACAAGTATGGTTTTGGAAAGCCAGCGAGGCTGGGCACCACGATGTTTTTACAAACCTAAACGGGGCTGGATATGGAGACCATGGTGCATATGATTTGTATATAACAGACGGTGTTCCACAACTACACGGGATCGAATGGGAAGATGAAATGGCCCCAGTAGAAGGAACCGATATATATGTTGGTGTTTATGCAAAGGGACGTGGTATCATGCCATATACCGAGGTCGAGCATCGTGGTGCCAGAAGACTGTTAGGATTATCATAAGTGCAGAAATTTTTTTACGATGACCAAATAAAGCGTTTTCTGCTTCAGATTAGCCGAGTATTTAGCAACTTTCAGGTTGAGTATGGCAAGGATGAAGACGGCAACGTAAAATACAGAACTGTTCCGGTAAAGTTCGGCGACGGGTCAAGAGTCGTGAACTCTATCATTCGTCAAGGTAGCGAGAACACCACTATACCTACACCTATGATGAGCTTTTATATCACAGGACTTGATTACCGCCGAGATTGGATGCAAGAGCCTCACCACGTTGATAAGATGCATATCCGCCAACGTGATGTGAATGCAAACACAGGTGAGCTTACAACCACACAAGGCAACGCCTTCACCATCGAACGCTTGATGCCGGTGCCACATACCATGACAATCAACTTGGATATATGGACCACTAACTATGAGCAGAAGCTACAACTTATAGAACAGCTTACATGGATTTTCAACCCTGCGTTGGAGCTACAATCAACCGACAACTTTATTGATTGGACATCACTAACACGCATGGAACGCATTGGTTTGATTTGGTCAAGTCGTTCAGTGCCGCAAGGCATAGACGAAGACATGGATATCGCCACACTTACGTTCGAGATTCCAATATGGATTACACCACCGGCCAAGCAAAAGAAACTTGGTGTTATCAAGACGATTGTGGCATCGGTATTTGACGAGTCTGGTGACTTTGCCGATGGCATCATCGACAACGACCTATTGTTGGGAACACGTGTAAAAACAACTTGGAATAACTACAACATTTTCTTGTTGAATGGCGAGGTTCAGTTGCTCGAACATAACCACTCATATACTGACCAAAACAACGAGCTATCCACTCCTGTTCGAACAGGCACGAACACCGTGACATGGAAAGCGTTTCTTGATGCATTTGGTGACTTCCAGAATGGTATTTCTCAGTTGAGAATAACTTTACCAGACGACACCGATGTTATTGGAACCGTCAGCTTACACCCAACGGACGATTACAAGCTGTTATTCAACGTTGATGCAGACACAATCCCTACCAACAGCCTTGATGCCGTGACCAAAATCATTGACCCGTTGCGTAGTGGGCCGGGGGCTGGATTGCCCGTGGCTGCAAGTGGTCAGCGTTATCTCGTTACGCAAGCATTAGGAAATAGCTCAGACGGTGACGACCCAGATGCATGGGGCAGCGTAGTGGCTAGTGCGAACGACATCATCGAATATTCTGGTGGTGCATGGGCTGTGAGTTTTGATGCGAGTGCAACGACTACAACCCAGTATGTGACAAACTCGAACACATCCATTCAATACAAGTGGGACGGAACCCAGTGGATAAAGTCATATCAGGGTCTTCATACTTCGGGAAGTTGGTGTATCGTAATCTAAGGGTCTAAATACCCATATGATAAAATCATCCGGTGCCCTATTTTTCTGCACGACAACTCGCCGTTACTTATTCCTTCTAAGAGACAATCACAAGTATGCAAATACATGGTGCTTTCCCGGTGGAAAAACTGAGCATGGTGAGACCGCGTTTGAAGGGGCATTGCGTGAAATCAACGAAGAACTCGGACTACAAGTTCCTTACACTAAAGCTATTCCCATTGAGAAGTTCACAAGCGACGATAAGCGATTTGAGTATCATACGTTTGTGTTTCTGGTCAAGAACGAGTTCATTCCCGTATTGAACAGAGAACATAGCGGTTATTGTTGGACTAAACTGGATGGATGGCCGAAGCCGTTGCATCCCGGTGTGTTCGGCACACTCAAAGAAGCAACCATCAAAGAAAAGCTTACTGTGATTGAGTCAACGTTTTAGACGCGACCTACGACAACTTCGATAATACCTTCACCAGTGCCATCAAAATCTTCAAGAGCCTTACCCAAAACTGAACCCATCTTTGGGTCTGCTTCGGCACGGGCACGTCCGTTACCAGCCGATACCATCATATCACCCTTGCGGATTGTTCCTTGAACTTTTACAGGAACACGTCCTTGTAGGGCAACCGCTGTTACGTGGTCACCTTCTAGGGCACTGTTCATAAGGCTTGCTGGATGTAATGATACGACACCAGCAATCTTACGTGAATGTGTGGTGGTTGATTGTGTGATTTCAAGCTCTCCACCAAAATCAAGCACTGTTCCTTCAGGGTAGTCAGCGTCGGCTAGATAGTTTTCCGCCAAGTCAGCGTATTGTGCTGACGTTGCTTGTCCGTGGAACTGAGCGGCATACATATTAGTCCAAGGGTCCGCCGCCGTTCCTACGTTTTGAATTGTAGAATCGGTTGCTGGAATAATATCACCTGTTGTCACTTGAATACTTGTACCGGTAATAGCACCAACAGAGATTGTACCCACCGTTAGAGTATCCGTGTTTGGATTGTATGTGAACTCACCAGCACCACTTTCAAAAAGCTGCTGGAAATTTCCACTACTATTTAATGTTGTATCTAGAAAAGAAATTTTGTAGGCGAAGTTTTGAGCATCTGCCACTGCGTATGAGTAAACACCAGAACCCAAGTTTCCAGAGCTAATGTTTGCTGCCGTTAGTGATGTTAGATTGGCACCGGATACCGCACCGAATGAACCACTCCAAGTTCCCGAAG